CATCCGAAGGTTATGCTCCTTGGTGGACGCACGGAAGCCCCACGGATGCAGCACGGGGACATCCTCTTGCGCGGTTCCTCCTTGTATCTGGTCAAACCGGCTGGTTTCCAGATGGTCGGGGCAGCCGATGTCGTCCTTACCCGTCTCTTCCGGTCTTTGACAGACCCCAAGGTGGTGGGCCGGCTACGGACGTTCCGGAGATGCTGAACGTGTTTTGCAGGCTTTACCGAAGCCATACGCAAAACAGTTGAATACGAAACCATTTTGTGTTGTAATTTTCTGCATGGAAAACACCTTTGAAGTCGGCGATCGCGTCGCGTTCTACGTTTGGGGCGAGCGGAAGTCGGGTCAGATCTTGGAAATCATCAAGGACGGTTCGGTAAAGTCCGTCAACGATGACATGATGCACAAGAATGAACCGATGTACCGTGACGCGCTCGTGATCGGGTCAGGCCGTGGTTGCCGTTTCGAGCGCCGGCCGGTTGACGTCCACCCCCTCTAAGGAATTCCGACCATGAAGAACATCTCAAACCTCCAAGTTCAGATGCTCGCCAGCGCGATTGCCGAGGAAATGCTCGATACGCTCGATGACCGTGGTTATGTGATCGACCTGAAGACCGACCAAGCGTTGAAAGACGCCATCCCGCAGGTCATTCTCAACGTTCTGCGTGAACAAGGACTGTTGGCCTAATGGAAACCAAGACTCAAATCATCGACGGAACTCTGATCAGACTCGAATACCACGGGTCGCGAATCGACATGGTGATCAAGGTAGCCGGGGAGGAACTCCCCTACACAGGCACGATGCCCAAGAGCATGTACGACAGCCACCAGGTGGGTGACCGCGTGGTCATCACCGCCAACGTTGACAAATACGCGGACCAGTTCGGATTCTACTTCTCCAACCCTCGCCGAGTCCTCTAATGAACACCAACGTTTCCGACGCCTTGCTCGGCAAGATTGCGAAGCTCCTTGCGCTCGCGGCCGACAAATCCAACGAGCACGAAGCCGCGGTGGCAGCGGCCCACGCGCAGCGGCTTCTGCATGAGCACAACCTCTCGCTCGCGGAAGTCGAGACCCGCAACAGCAAGAAAACCGCGACGGTGGGCCGGCGCACCGAGGATCGACCGGTGAAATCAGGCTCTGGCACCAAATGGCGCATCATCCTCGCGTCCGTGGTCGCCGATTGCGGGTTCTGCCGAGTCTTGCATACGAAGTTCAAAGGCTCGATTCGCCTGTACTGGATTGGCCGGGAGACCGACGTCACTACATGTTTGTTCGTCTTCCAGTACCTGGAGCGCGAGCTCGAGCGTCTGGCCAAGGAGTACAGTGATTTGTGCTGGAAGCAAGCCCGAGTCTCGGCGAAGGCCGCGGGTGTCAGCTTTCATGAGTTCGAACAGGCGTTGCGGATGGTGGGCAAGCACCCGTTACTTTCCCGGCGCTCGTGGCTCGAAGGTGCTGTGGCCGGCGTGGCCGAGACGTTGCTCGAGGAATACCACAAGCGACAGGCGAGCCGGGCCGGCACGGCGCTTGTAGTTTCCCGCAAGGAGGAACTCGACCAGTATATCGGGGACACCTTCCCGAAAGTCAAAAATGTCAGTCAGGCCAACAAACACCGCGACTCCGCCGCGTACACCAAAGGTTTCCAGACGGGCCAACTTATCCGCGTGGTTCAGGGACTCCCTGAGGAGCACGATTCGCCGGCCCTTACAAATCCTGAACGCAAAACAGCCGAATAGATCGGTTCGACCCGAGTAGAGCATTCGTTCGCAACGTCAACCCAAGCACAAGGACAGCAGATCATGGCACACCAAATCACCAAGACCGACAAGGTTATCGTCAATCAGCGCCAGGCGTGGCACGGGCTCGCGGAAGTCCTCCCCGAGGCCCCGAACGTGTGGACCGCGATGCAGAAGGCCAACCTCGGTTGGAAGGTCGACATTCGCGAAATCAGCTACGACACGCCGACCGGCCCGATGGTCGTCCCCGATCGTCTCGCCACTGTCCGGTCCGACACGCAGGACGTGCTCGGCATCGTCTCGAAGTCCTACCGCGTCTGCCAAAACGTCGAACTCGCCGGTATCATCGACGGGCTCGGCAAGGCCGTTCCCAAGATCGAATCGGCCGGCTCCTTGCGTGGTGGTCGCGATGTGTTCCTGCTCGCGCGTCTCGGTTCTTTCAAGGCCGACGATGCTGGTTTGGACCAGGTGGACCAATACATGCTCTTCTCCAACGCGCACGACGGAACCGGCGCTCTCGGCATCACCCCGACTACGGTTCGGGTTGTGTGCAAGAACACGCTCGAAGCAGCTACTTCCGCCCGCGGCGCGATGCACGTCGTGCGTCACGTGCAGAACCTCTCCGAGCAACTCAAACTCGTGGCCGATCACATCCTTTCCGTCGTCGACCAGCACGCGACCTTCGCCGAAGCGGTTTCCGCACTCTCCGCCAAGAAAATGTCGAAGGACCAACTTCAGGAGTATTTCGCGCAGGTGTTTGTCGCGATCGAGGGTAAGCAGGCGATCGAGCGCGAACGCGAGAAGATGGCGGCGAAGGCCGAACGCGTGATCGCCGAGTGGCAGAAGTCCCTGATCGCCGAGGACAACCTCATCGGTCGTCCCAACACCGCTTGGGCCGCACTCAACGCCGTGACGCATTGGGCCGACCACACTCGCAAGAACATCGACCCCACCTGGTCGAAGTTGATGGGGCCGGCGCGCGATGTCAAACTCTCCGCGCTCGGCCGCGCGCTGGCGCTCGTCAAATGAATTCGCCCGCTCCGGGGACTTCCAACCCGGAGCGGTCCCTGTTCTTTCCAAATCCGAGTCTTGATTCTCGATACCGCGAAGGCCGCTCGGCCAACCCTTACACGCTACATACTTGACAGGACCCCATTCGGGGTGTTCTGAACGGGGGAGGGGACCTGAGGGGCGGGGGTGTAGCGAGCCAGCAAGGCGAGCGAATTTCATCCAACGGTGTGTAGTAACCACACCGAGCGGGGTTTGGGGGTGCACGAACCCCCAAGAAGTTCGTAGAACTTCACCGGATGTCCGGGACTCCGGGGAATTTGGGAAATTCAGGTACGCGCGCGAGGCGTTTGTACCTTGGAACCCTGCGCCTTGCGCCCTTCGCGAATTGATGTAAAACGCACGGTTGTGTTGGACGTTACACGCCGGACGTCAAAACGAACGTCAGTTTCCAGATCCAGGATAGACCCGCTTTCCAACAGGAGCACGACCCATGGTCGCCACCAAGACCGCAAAGAAATCCGTGAAGAAGACCGCCACTGGCAAGCGCACCCGCTCCAAGTCGGACGGCCCGCGCATCGAAGTGGCATTGGGCCGCCGGTCCAAGCACCACATCGACCCGGTTTCGGAAAAGTTGTCCAAGATGACGACCGTGGCCGAGATGCTCGACTACGGCCGGCGCGAGACGAAGGGGAACCCCAAGTACGGCCCCGAGCGTTGGGACAAGATCGCGGTGGCCGTGGAAAAGGGGCTGCAGATGGGGCTCGCCCGCATGCGCATTGGGAACCTGGTGCGCGGGTTCCACGCCGCGAAGGAGAACAAGCGACACGAACGCCTGGCGGGGAAGGGACCGCGCCGGAACTCGGTACTGGTGCACGAGAAGACCAGCGCCGAGGAGGCGACGAAGCGCGATCTCGCCGAGAAACCGGCGGGCAAGACCGCGAGCGGGAAGAAGGCCCGCCGGAAGTTGAAGCAACTGGACATCGACGATGTGGCCGCCAAGCAGGATGCGGAAGCGGAAGAAAACGCGGAAAAGACGGTCGAAGAGTTGACCGCCGAACCGAGCGCGGACGACCCGGACATCGACGTCTAGACCGGTTTCCGCTCGCTCCCTCTTCTAGAGGGGTTTGCACGGGTTCTCCCGCGTTTGAATGGACGTTCCAAAGACGTTTGTTTGAATGCGGGAAGGCCCGTGCACCCTTGTTCAAAAACAAACTCTCACGCGCGAATGCATTCTACTTGACACCTGTTCTGCAGGGTGTTTCTATAGTAAGCATGGGACGAAAGCCGAAGGCTAATCGGGGACGAACCGGGGTTCCGTTGAAGAATGACCCGACGTGGAAAGCCCGCTTCCTCGCTGCATACCGCAAGACCCGTTGTGTTTCACTTGCCGCGCAGGCAGCGGGGGTCGGAGTCTCAACTTGCCATTTGCACAGAAACGAGGACCCGGAGTTTGACGCCGCCTGGTCCGAAATATGGGACGGATTTGTGGCGGAGTTGAAGTCCTCCGCGCTCGTTCGCGCGACGCGCGGTACAGATTCGGTGCTCGTGCAAGGCGGCCGGGTTATTCACCACAAGGGGAAACCGGTTGTTGAGAAAAAGTTCGAAACACAGCTTACGATGTTGCACCTGAAAGCGTATGGTGGGCCGGAGTTCAACGACGTCCAAAAGGACGACACCCGCGGTCAGGCCGAACGTTTGATCGAGGCGATTCGGGCCGCGCGTGCCACGGTCCCTGTTCCGAACCCTGCATAAGATCCAACGCCGGAGGACGTTACTTTCTCCGCACGCAGAGTCTCCGGCCTTGTCACCGTTGAGACTCGACCCTCCCGCCGGCCCATCCCAACCTTGTGCGGGGTGGGCCGGCCCTTTAGATTAGGGGTTGACCCGCTTATGTTGGGTTGATCTTTTCCGGGGGTGCCGGCTCTTGCACCTGCCCCCGTTCTAACCCCGCGCTGGACTCCGCTTCGCCCGCTTCAGCCACAATATGACCTGTGGACTAGCGAAGAGCGGTTCAACGTCATAGAGGTTCCGCGCCGCTCGGGTAAGACGGAACTGGCTAAACGGCACGGCGTGCTCGAGTTCATGGAGGAGATCGACCTTCCGAACTTTCATGTCGCCTATTTCGCGCCGACGTTCGCGCAAGTCAAATCGATTTATTGGGAGGACCTAAAGCTTCTCGTTCCGCCGTGGTTCGTCAGGGACATCTCGGAAACCGAGCTAAAGATCATTTCGATCACCGGGAACCGCATCCAGCTTTACGGGACCGACAAACTCTCACGATTCGAAGGCCAAATCATTGACCGGGCCTACATCGACGAGTTTGCCGAGATGAAGGACCAGCTTTGGGAGAAGCACCTGCGTCCCGGTCTCTCAACGGTCGATCGCTTGGGTCGCGCGTGGATTTATGGGGTTCCGCGCCCGTCGATGCAGTACGCGCGTGTGGCGAAGCTGGCCAAACAGAAAGCCAAAGGCTACCGGCATCATCGTTGGTCTTCACGTTTGGTCATTGGCGAGGAGGAGTACGAAGCCTCCAAGATCGGGATGGACCCGCTCACGTTCGCGCAGGAGTATGACGGCGAGCGTGTGGTCTTCGAGGGTCGGGCTTACTATTCGTTCGACCAAGAATTGCACGCGGCTCCGCCGGCTCCGGTGTACGACCCCAAGCGCACGTTGGTGGTGTGCTTCGACTTCAACAGCCGGCCGGGGACCGCTGTTGTTGTGCAGGAGCAGTATACACCCGAGGGGCTGCGCAAGCTGCGAAAGGAACTCAACCCGACGTGCACATGTGTCATCGGGGAGGTCTACATCCCGAGGCACTCAAACACCGAACTCGTTACCAAGGCGTTTCTCCATAAATGGGGCAAACATGAAGGGGTGCTCGAAGTGTACGGGGACGCGACGGGTGGGCAGCACAAATCCTCCGGTGTGCGGGGCTCGGATTGGGACATCATCGAGAACATGTTGCGCGAGCGCTTCCCCGGCCGGCTGCGCATGAATGTGCGGAATTCGAACCCGTCCCCGCGTGCGCGCATCAACGCGGTAAACGGGCGGATTCGGGACACCAAAGGACTGATCTCCTTCCGCATCAACCCGCAAACCGCGTCAAATACCGTCGATGACCTGGACCTGACCATGATCTTGGAAGGTTCGGCCGGCGAATTGGACAAAGATACCGACAAGACCCGAACGCATCTTACCGACGCGCTCGGGTATTACATCGTCGAACGCTGGCCGACAAGCGGTGGCTCGAGTTCGGAACCGTTGGAACTGTAGGAGAAAGAATCATGAAGCATCTCGGTTGGCTTGCGTTTGTTCTGTTGGCGTTGTTCGGATGCACGTCACCCAAGGAGCAGACGCAGCCTCAGGATACGGTCGGGGTCGCGGCGCTCACGACGCCGCCCGTGTGGCACGTGCCGCCGCGCATCAATGTCCCGGACCCCGCGCGGCTCGAGCGCATCGAGAGTGCGCCCCCGGATCACAACGGGTATAGCGCCGCGGTGCTCCCTATCAAGACCAGCACCACGGGAATGCGGCTCACCGGCAAGTTGTATGTGCAAACCGGGGGCCGGGAGTTGATGATTAGCTACGGCAACCAGACGCAGATCGATTGTCAAATCGACAACTGTGGGTTCCGGTGCACGACCGAGAATCTATTCACCAAATGGCTGGATCGACGGTACAACGTGACGGGTACGTACAAGAATTCATTCTGGAAGATGTGTCCGGTCGAGCACGCAATCTATCTTGCGCCGGGGCCGGGGGACCTGTCTTGGACCGAGTGTCTATTCCAAAACATCGCCGGCTCCGCGATCCAACTCCGGCTCGCCACGTCGGACAACAGTACGCCGCCCGAGCAGTCGCAGTATTGGTTGACCGAGCGTCGAATCTTCCTCGACCGTGTGGTGATGCTCGAGTGTTCGACGGACGCCGGCCGCGGTGCGTTCTCTTTCTCCCCGAAGTCACCGGGGCCGAACACTGATCTGGAGATGATTGACTGCTTCATCCAGACGAAGAATCAAACAAATGTCGACGGCAAGGGACATGATTCGTTTGGTGGGTGCTGTTTCGAGACTATGCGGAGCGCAACACTCCGGCGCTGCACCATCGAGTTGAAAAATCCGGCGAACGCGGCCATTCAAGCGTATGAGTACGATTCCGAACCAAGCACATCGCACCACCGCGCCCCGGTCACATTGACGCTAGATTCTTGCATCATCGCGAACAATGTGGATGTGCGCGTGACCGATACTTTGCACATCGACGTGTCTGGATGCACGGGAGGGGGAACTCTTCGTTTGTGGAAGCCCGACCCGGCACAGGACAAGTGGGTGAATTTTCGCAACATCCCGATAGCGCAGGGCTATCATCAGTAGAAAGGACCGGAATTGAAGACCCTCTGTTTGTTTTTGTGTTTGGTGTTGTGTTCCGTGTTGACGGCTTGCAAATCTCACGGGGTGGACACGGGGGTGGTGGCGCGAGCCTACACACCGTCCATCGGGAATGCTACGATGCCGCCGGCTCTCGTGGCCTTCGATGGTGATACCTTCGTGGCCTGGGGCAAGGCTGCTGTGGTTGCGGAGCTTTATCTCAAGTTCACGGGGGCGGATCTCGTGCCGCCGCTCTCCGCGGGCTCGGAAACGGTCATCGTGCGCACGCAGTCTACGGGCTTCAAGTGGGACGGGGTGCCCGGCACCACCATTTTCCCACCGCAGGCCGCTATGGCGTTCAAACCTGGTCAGGCTGAGATGTGGGGTGTGACCTTCCAGGAGGATGCGCCCCCGATTGAGGAACCGCCGGCCCCGTGAGCAAGCGTAGCCGGCGCAGGGAGGAGGAAGAACCGGAGCCGGACTCCCTTCCTCCTCCTCCTGACAAACTCAAACCGGTGGGCCGGTGGACTGATCAACACGGCGAGCATATGAAAATGTTCGCTATGGAAGTCAAAAACACCTATCAGCGCTATTTGACCGAGTACGACATATCCTACCTCGAGTTGCTCGGGGTGCTGGGTATGATCCGGACTGAGCTTGAGCACGACATGTTGCACGAGGATATGTAGTCATGGCCGAGACAATCGCAAAAGACGGGACTTATCTTTTCCGCCGGGACTCTTCGTTCATGAGCTCGGCGGACTCGGTGGACGCACCGTCAGCCGCGGTCCAAGCCATGTCCCAAGAGTGGGGTTTGGTCGACGATCTGTGTGGCGGGACCAAGTGCATGCGGGCCGCCGGCAAAAAGTGGCTCCCCCAACGTGTGCGCGAGTTGGACGCGTTTTACGAGCGCCGGTTGTCTGGATCATTCTTGTACGAAGCGCTCAGTGACACCGTGGATTCGGTGGCGCAAAAGCCTTTCAGCAAGGCGACGAGCCCGACAGGGGAGATGCCCGAAGAAATCGTGGCGTTGTGGCAAGACATCACTGGCGACGGGGTGTCGATGACATCCTTCGGGAAGTCGATGCTAGAGAGTGCCGCCAAATACGGCCTTTCGCACGTGCTGGTGGATTATCCGCCGACGATTGGCACTGATGCTGAATCCGGAGAGGAAGTCGATTTGGTGCCGTCGTACGCGCCAATTCTGGCCGGCGAAGTGCGCCCGTATTTCGTGCTGATCGAAGCCCCGGCCGTGCTCGGGTGGCAATGGGTGCGCGAGGGTGGCAAGATCGTACTAGATGAAATCCGCTGGAAAGAATGCGTCACCAAGCAAGTCGGGACGTTTGGTGAGCAGATCGTCGAGCGTATTCGGGTGTACACGCGCTCGGACTGGCGAGTGTACGAAAAGGGTGGGGAGAAGGAAGGTTGGGTTATCGTCGAGCAAGGTATCAACTCGCTTGGCAAGGTCCCCCTGGTGACGTTCTACACCGCGCGCACCAACTACATGACGGCCAAACCACCGTTTATGGATTTGGCGTGGCTGAACCTTCGACACTGGCAGTCGAGCTCGATGCAAACCAACATCCTCGACATCGCGCGTGTGCCGATCCTTGAGAAGGTTGGTTATTCGGACTCGGAAAACGACGAGTCCAAAACCATCAGTGCCAATGTGGCCTTCATTTCACACAATACCGACGCACACGCTCGGTGGGTGGAGATCGGCGGGGCCAGCATCGCGGCCGGCGAGCGTGATCTGCAGTCCTTGCGCGAACAAATGGAGATTCAGGGTTTGCAACCGTGGTTGCAACGACTTAGCGGAGCGCCGGCTACCGGGATCGCGTCGAATGACTCCAAAATGGTGTGCCAAGTTCAGGCGTGG